ATAGAATAAAGAGCCAGTGTTAGCCTGTGCAATCCATAGGGGAGATGAATTTAATCGGGCTAGGTGTAGATGGCGTGGGTCATTTGCTGTAATCCAAGCCAGTGCAGCAGTGCCATACACCTCGGTTAATGCTTGCCAAGGTTTATCTTTTGAGAAGGCAATCAGTGCAGCAACTGCCTCGGAATCTACCTGCGCAACACGAGGCACACCTAACTGTTTAAACAACTCCCTGTCATTGCTGATGTGTCCGTTGTGTGTGAGCACAATCTTGCCTCGTGGAATTGGGTGGTTGTTGCCTTGCTCCTTTGGAGAGCCTTGGGTTGCGTATCTTGTATGCAAGATAGCAGTGGTTGCGCCAGCGCATAAGGTAGAGCCAGCGTTGGGCACAAATTTACTGGCAGAGATAGGCGCTTTACGAATTACACGCCTACCAGTTTTTGGATTAATCCAAGCAACACCTGTGGCATCAGTGCCTCGGTGTTCAATATCGTAAAGCATTTGACCAGTAAGGTCAGCATTGCTTACGGTCTTGCTGTGTTTAGGGTTTAAACACCATCCCGCTATTCCGCACATATTTTCTCCAGTCTGTAGTAGTTATGGCATGAATTGTATCACACCAAGATTTTAGTACTCGCATCCCTTGCAATCAGGTCGCAAGCAATCACCGCAAATTACTCTATCGTTTAAACAATCGCTATCTTTGGTCATAGTTTCCTCCACTGATAAGCGCCTTGCGCACTGCCCAAATTGATAGCCCGATAAATAGAATTGCTTTTCCATCTATCCAAGTGAGCCACCAAGGTAGCAAGTTTTGCATAGTCCAGTCCTTTCGTTTAAACACTTTGAGAATTTCCCAAAGTGTTAGCGCCTGCCTTGGGGATTGCACCCAAGTTAAACCCACTAGGGGCAGGCTCCACGCTTACCCCTTGAGGGTGCGTGCCCGATTCTTTAGCCAGTCAGCAGTCGAGGCGTTTAAACAACTGAAACTAACCAAGGTATCAAGCAGGGTGGCGCATGATTCGGCATCTCTTGAGCGAGGGTCTGCCCAAGGATTCAGCGCATCATTTAAATTTAGATTCACGCCTTGCTTACTGATTTCAATAAGCCCTGCTATGAACTGGCTCCAAGCGATAGCCTTAACACCGTTTAAGGTGCCTTGGTGTAAACGCACCTCAACGGTGCCATGGCGGTCTATTGATTCGAGATTAAGCGAAACATAGCGATTACCATTTGGGGAGCGTAATCCGCCATTATCAACATAAGTGGCAACATCCTCCGCCTCATGCTGATTAAGCACTTTGCAGTATTGATTGCGAAGGCGAGAAGGTGCAACTAGTGCACCGATTGCATGGTGCATTGAGTAGTAATTCAGCACAAATTGAGAGAGTGCAGAATTTGTAGCATTGCCAAATGCTGAGATTCCAATATGAACATGAAACCCCGTTGCAGTATCAACTCGTGCTCCTGCTTTTTTGAGAATTTTGGCAACTGCCACTGCTTCGTTTAAACGGCTTTCATTGAGGATTGGAGAAACTACCTCAGCACCATTTGAAACTGAGCCATCATAAACGGCTTTCCAATTTGGATTTAGATTGTGAGTACGGTCAGGCAAATCGCAAACAATTCCGCCCTCATTTAGTACTTGGTGTGCTTTGCGAACTGACACACCTTGCACCTCAAATTCCATTCCGAAGGTAGTCATTAGCGATTACCTGCCTCAGTCATGGCTTGGCGACACCTTGGGCAAATTGGAGCGCCAAAGGTGATTATTGTTGAGCGAGAGATTCTTGCGATGTAGTTATCGGTTAAGCAGATAACTTTGCGCAAACGGGTAGTTTGCTTTGCTTTTACAACATCTGCGTTTGTAGCAGTCATTGCATTTAACCTTTCCAGTCATATCGGCACCAGTTTGCCGATGGGAGAAAAGTACGGCATGTTTAAACAAAACTCAATAACCCTCAAAAAACCATTGATTTATACTGCTTTTTTGCGTGTCTAAACACTTAAAGATTTAGCCATTGAGTGGGATTTAGCCAAGGGTAGTAATCGGGCGCTGATTTTATTACTCGCCAGTAATATCATAAAGTCAGTATTTTATACTGCTTTTAGCCATCGCAAATTATTGCATGCGCTGAAACAATATTAAACAACTGCTTTTAGAGGCTACTGGTCAGTAGCATTTAGTGGATGCGTTTAAACATTTAGCGATTACTACATGGGGGCGGGCGCTATGGATAAAGCAGTCAGTGCCTCACCGCCTGCCAGTACTGCCTTTCCCTAGTTTTGTTTTGCTAAGTGCATGCAACTTTGTTTAAACACTTTGCAAGGTGCAGAGCGAGGTGCAAAATCTGCACCCCAGGGTTTTTAAAAATAGCCAGCATGTGTGTGTATGTATCTACTTACATAACTTTGCTAGTCCTCGCCCCCCATAAATGTGGCTCTGACCTGCGGTTTTGCTTGATTTACTAATATGTGGCGTAAATCACATGGACAGAAGTGTCCGCTAAGGACCTTCTGGACACCTATAGTATAAGTGAGGAGGCAAAATTATCGGAGCCTCCGAACAATAACTGCGACCCCAAAGGGTCGCCACTAGTATTAGCCCTAACCTTCGGGCTTCGTTTGGACTTCGCCCTTCGGTTAGGTTTTTAGCCCAAGGCTCCCTGCAGTCCGCCTTGGAGAACCTATGGAAAGAAAACGCATAACCTCTGCTTCACATAAAAGTGATGCTATCAAAAAGCAAGTAATAGATTTTTTAATGCAAGGCTACTCAACTCAAAAGGCTATGGATGCCGTAGGTAGGTCTATTAAGACCTATGAGTACTACCGTAAGGTAGACCCATCTTTTGCTCTTGCTGTAGACAAGGTGCGGTCTATGACCGCAAGAGGTGAGATAGGCAATGCTAGAGGGGAAGTACCACCCTTCCCCGAATTCTCCGAGAAATACCTCGGCACTAAAGTTTTCAAGCATCAAGAACACTGGATTGACTTACTTGAGAGTAGACAGCCAACCGACTTACATCCTGCTATAACCTACGAACAAGGTGCCCAAGATTTACTTATTGTAAATACTCCACCTGAGCATGCTAAGTCAACAACAATTACGGTTAACTATGCCGTATATCGGATTTGCCAAAACCCTAACATCAGAATCATGATTGTGTCTAAGACACAGGCTATGGCGCAAAAGTTCCTGCTCTCCATTAAGAACAGACTAACACATCCTAAGTATCAGGACCTACAACTAACCTTTGGACCTCCAGGGGGCTTTGAGAAGAATTCTGATTCATGGAAGCAGGACTTAATTTATCTATCCTCAGAGGCTCGTGACTCTGGCGAAAAGGACCCCACCGTACAGGCTGTCGGTATTAGGGGTCATATTTACGGTGCTCGTGCAGATTTGATTATCATGGATGACTGTGTTGACAATACCAACGCCCATGAATATGAAAAACAAATTGACTGGATTCAATCTGAAGTTATGTCCCGTGTTGATGACAATGGAGGCAAACTTTTAATTATAGGCACCCGCCTACGACCAAGAGATTTATACTCTGAATTGCGTGACCCTATGCGCTATCCAGATGAAACATCCCCATGGACTTACTTTGCTCAACCTGCAGTATTAGAGTTTGATGAAGACCCTGAAAAATGGGTAACCCTTTGGGCAAGAACTAACCTACCTCCAATCTCAGGTGTAGGTAAACCAGATGCTGATGGTCTATACCGTAAGTGGGATGGACAGGCTCTACATAAACGCAGAGCACGACTATCGCCAAACTTATGGGCAATGGTTTATCAGCAACAACAAGTTCATGAAGATTCAGCATTTCCATCCGAGGCTATTAAAGGAATTATTAATGGCGCTCGCAATATAGGTCGCATACCAAAAGGCAAGGCTGGTGTAAGACCAAACGGTATGGATGGACTTACTATGGTTGCAGGGCTTGACCCAGCAGGTTCAGGATATACCGCAGCCGTTTGTTTAGGTTTAGATATATCTACCCAAAAGCGTTATCTGATAGATGTATCAAATGTGGCTGGTATGAAGCCAGATGAGATAAGAGATTTAATTAAAAACTGGACAGATGATTACCAGATTTCTGAGTGGCGAGTTGAGAAAAATGCTTTCCAAACAATGTTAACTCAGGACCGTGAGGTACGAGAATACCTTTCGTCACGGGGTGCAATACTACGAGAACATCACACAGGTCAAAACAAATGGGACACTGATTTCGGGGTTGCATCCCTGACGACATTATTCCACGGTTGGCAAGATGGTCACGCACTTATTGAGTTCCCATCAACTCATGCCTCTGAAGGTTTAAAGGCGCTTGTTGAACAATTAGTAACCTGGTACCCAGATGCACCAAAAAGCCAAAAGACAGATACAGTTATGGCGTTTTGGTTTGCTGAACTCGGATGTCGTGACAGAGTAGCAAACGCTAACTCTTTCGCCCGTAGTCATAACAGCATAAGCATGTTCCACACTCGCTACGACAAAGCAAGACAAATAACTGTCCAACTAGACGACATATACTCATAGAACAGGACTAGGTGTGCCACTTTCCCTAGAAGCAATTAAAGATAATTATGACCGTTACAAGCAAGCATACGCTGAACGAGATACTCGTATGGAGCAAATCCTGCTTGTTCGTAAAGGTCGTATGCGTGATGTGTACCCTGATTTATTTCCAGATGGTCCATTTGAAAACCCTATTGTTGCAAATATGGTTGACATTGCAGCCCGTGATTTATCTGAGGTAATCGCACCACTTCCTGCTTTCAACTGTAATTCACCAACTATGGTTTCTGATAAAGAACGCAAGAAGGCTGATAAGCGTGAAGAAATCGTAAATGGAATTATTGACTTTTCTGATTTGCAAACTCAAATGTTTGACGCTGCAGACCGTTATGTTTCATACGGTTTTGTACCAGCACAGGTTGAGGTTGACTTAGAAAACAATATGCCAAGAATCCGTTTCTTAGATTCCTATGGTTGCTATCCAGTCATTGACCGCTTCGGCAAAGTCCATGGCATGTATCAACGAATTAAGAAACCTTTGGCTGATTTAATGGCAGCATACCCAGAGTATGCACATTTGTTGTATGACAAAGACTCTACCAACTCAATGTTAGAGATTGTTCGCTACCATGATAAAGACCAAGACATCTTGTTTGTTCCACAAAGAAGTAACTTGGTTATTGATAGAGCGCCAAACCCTATCGGTGAAGTTCTTATTCGTGTCATACAACGCCCATCATTAGATTCACAAGCGAGAGGACAGTTTGACGATGTACTTGCAATTCAAGTTGCCAAGGCTCGTTATGCACTCCTTTCACTTGAGGCTGCTACTAAAGCAGTTCAAGCCCCACTTGTTGCCCCACGAGATGTAAGTGAGTTAGCCCTTGGACCAGACGCTGTTATCAGAACTGAACGACCTTCAGATGTTCGCCGACTCTCTATTGACATACCACCAGGTGCTTTTGCTCAACAGCAAGTACTTGAAGGAGAACTTCGTTTAGGTTCTCGTTATCCTGAGTCACGCACAGGAAACATTGATGCCTCTATTGTCACAGGTCGTGGCGTGCAGGCTCTTATGGGTGGCTTTGATACCCAGATTAAATCAGCACACGCAATGTTTGCCCGTGCCTTTGTAG